ATCGACTGATACGGCTGAAAGTCGGGCATCACGATTGGCGCCAGCGGATCTGTGTAGTGATCGACCTTCTCGATCAGCTCGCCATTGATTTGCACGTATTGTTTTTTCATAACAGTGTCAGAACGTCCTCATCATCCATTTCAAGGTGGGTATCCCAGATCCGCTGCACGCGGTCCAGATCGGCAAACAGCGCGTCGTAATTGATTGTCGGGGGCGCTGACTTTGCCTTTGGTTGCGTGACGACATAAGGCGCGGCAATTTCCTCGGCGATCTCTGGCCGGCCTTCGACAATGCGCTCAAAAGCATCAAGTATTGCCTGTTTTTTCTTTGCTCTGAGTTTGCGCTCGCGTTCAAGCTGCTCTTTAAATCGTCGGCCGTCGTGCGTGTCGTCAATGATGACGACGGGCGGTGCGCTCGGCGTAACAGTGCCGACTGATCCGGTTGCGTCATTGCCAGACAGCGAAATTGTGATGACAAGGCCAACAGTGCCCGCGGCGCCAGTTGCCTCGGTGCCTGTAACTGGAACCGTTGTGCTAACAGTTTCGGTGCCGACGGCTCCGGTTGCCTGCACGCCGGATAGTGAGATGGTGACGGTTGCGCCGACTGTGCCAACGGCCGTTGTGGCGCCGGTTCCGGTAATCGGAATGGTCGCGGTGGCCGTAACGGTACCGGCTGCGCCGGTTGCGGCGTTCCCAGTAAGTGGAACAGTTGCGGCAACGCCGACACTACCCGGCGATCCTGTAGCAGAATTGCCGGTGACGGGCAGGGAATCCCATAGTGCAGCATCCCAGGTGCCGGTATCCCATGCGCCCTGTGCCATGAATTAGGCAATGCGGATAAGTGCGTTAGTGCTGTCATTGGTCGGCATGGATAACACGATAGTTCCCGCGGTGATCGCTTGGGCGCCAAAGGTGTGCACGCTGATCGCCTTGTTGGATTGGGTGCTGTTATAGACAAGCACGCAATCAAACGATGTGGTGAGCGTGACGGTCGTGTAAGTGAAGCTGGCACTCGGCGTCCAATAAGCTGTGGTTCCGCTTGAGGTGGGCGCTGTGGCGTTTGTCGCTGTGACCCCACCGGCACTATAGCCAGTGCCTGAAACCTCGCCAGTGGCGCTGTATGCGGTCGTGGAGGCGTTTACAGTGGCACTTGCCAGATACAGCGCAGCTTTTAGGGTGTCTGCACCTGTTCCGGCCCGAATAACGGTCGTTCCCAGCGCGTGAATGCCGGAGAGAATCTCTGTTTTGAAACTGGTGCACATTGCTTGCGTGTTAGCCATTTTTGAAACTCCCTGCCTCGGATGTTGAAACCATCGGTTTTTTCAGTCTGACATGCGCGGATCTGTGCACCAGCTCGTCAGCAAGCCAATACTCTACCCATGTCGTGCTCTCGTTGTCGTTGTCGACCGATCCCTCTCGCTTTTCGAGCAGTGAATCGTCCATCTCGCCTTTGGTCGTGGTGACGATCATGCTGCCACCTCCACGCCGACTGCTTTGCCGTCAGGCCCGCGCACAATGCGTTTAGGTGCTGCTAAAGTTTGCATGACACCACCGATGCGGTTCATGGTTTCGCCATGCATGTTTGCCATGTTTTCGTGCATCTGCGCCATGTGATCAATGGCCATTTTGACGTTATCGCCTAGCTCGGCGCTAACCTTCTCGCTTGCGGCCTGCTGCGCTTCAATCAACGGTATATCCAGACCCGGGTTAGCGCCAATCCTTGCCACCATGATTTTAGTTGCCGCTTCCAACTCGGTGCGCTCGTGCGCCGCCTTCAGTTCGGCCGCTTTGAGCTGGCCCTCGAATTGCAGCTTTTGTTGTTCGAGCTGCGCGGCGTGCTGCATCTTCATCTGCTCGATCTGCATCTCGGCCTGCGCTTTCGCCTGGGCGGCTTGCGTGTCGGCCTGCACGCGCATCTGGTCAGTTTGCTGCTGTGCTTGCAGCTTGATCATCTCAGGGCTGGGTTGCGGCGGCTGACCGGCAGATTGTTGTTGCTTCTGTTTCATCTGCTCGAGCGCAACATCAAGCACGCCCTCGATCGGTTTGGCCTGCTTGAAGCCACCGATGCCGAATTTGATCAGCTCGACCAGCATGGGCACCATTTCGGGCGATTGCTGGCCGACTGGCAATGCTTCTTTCATAAATCCACCGAATGCGGTCAGGAATTCCACGCGGTCGCGCTTGTTCTGTTGCTCGTCCAGCTGCACCAAACTGTCGGCATCGACCTCAATGCGAAAGTTCCGCAGCGGATTGTCCTGCATTAGTTGCATCGCCTGCGGGATCATCTGCTGATCTGGCTGGCTCATCTGAGCAGCAGCGGCATAGGCCAGAATCGTCTGCGGCTGAAATTTGCTGCACATGACCTGCGCTTTTAGCCGGATCAGCTCGCTGGCAAACAGTGCGACTTCTTCCTGCATCGAGCGCAGGCGCAGGCCGGCGTATTGGCCTTTGATCTGTTGCGCGGTTGCGGTTTCGCTTGCTGCCGAGGCGCCGCGGATAATGTCGGAAATGCCGGTAATCTCGTAAATTTGCGCCTTGATCTCGGTGCGTGCCCGGTAGCAGTTCAGCAACGCATTAGCCAGCTCGTCAATCGGCAGAATGTCGATAGCGCCTTTAAGCCCGCCTTTTTCGCTGAATTGCATCCATTTGTCGACTGGGATCAGCGTATTGTTGTCGCCCTCAGTCAGCAGGCGTTGCAGTGCCGGCTGGCTCGCATCGTAAACGCCGCGAATCCGCAGTGCTTTAACCAGTCCGTCAATGCGATCTGAAAGAATATCCAGCTCGTTCGCCTGGTCCTGGTAGAGCACGAAGTCAGGCACCGGAATCAGCGTATCGCTGGTCGTGGTGCTATAAAGCGGTTTGCTGCAAGGGAAAAAGCCCTCAAGTTCGAGAGGATCGTCGCGCTCGTCGATCAGCTCGTTATAGTTCTTGGTAAACCAGTAGACCTTGCCGGTTTCTTTATCCCACAACTCGCATATCTTTGCGCGGGTGCGCTCTTTGTTGCTCTGGCCATAAGTTTTGAGCGTTTCCGGTCCTGAATCTAACGGAATCTTTTTTGATACCTTTTCGCCGAATCGCTCTGTAAGCGCCTCGCGTGTCATGTAAACCCAACGCCAAACGCAGGTTACCTCCTCCCAAGTGCGTGCGACAGAGTGGCCAAAATCCTTCCAATGAACGTAATCGGTGGGGGCGCACTCGTATTCGATTTCCTCTTGCGGCTCGGCTTCGCCAGCGGTGTAGTCCTGATTCTCGGGATTCTCGGCGCCTTCGGGGGTTTGGCCTTCTGCTCGCTCATTTTCGATGTCCTCGGTGATTTGCACGCCATCTTCGGGTGTGTCAAGTGTGCGAACATGCGGCTCGTAACGCACCCAAGCAGTGCCGCGGCCACCGAGGAACCGATCCTCAACGGCATAGCGCATCGTGGCGCGGAAGTCTGGGTAATGCTCAATCTCGTAATCAAGCGCACGCTCGATCAGCTCAGACGCCACGCGGCCCACAGGATCGTTATCACCGAACCGGCGCTCTGCGACCGCTTTCGGCAGCTTGGAGTAAACAGCCGGAATCAACGTCTGCACGTTGGACCATAGAATATTGAATTTTGCGGTTTCGTTGGTATGCTGGCTGCGATTGTCGTCACGATAGCGTTTGACGATTTTCTCTGCCCGCGCTTCCCACTTCTTGAATTCGTTGTCGTATTGACTGACGATATTCAGGTATTTCTGCACGCCGGTTGCGGTGGCTTCCATTTATTCGCGTCCTATGATGTTCATGTGCTTGGGGTCAAACACGACAAAGTTGCTGGTGCCACCGCCAGCGCGTGAGCCTTCGTCTAGGTATTTGATGCCGGGGATGCCGAGGCTATACCGCATGTAATTTGCAGCGGCTAGCGCGCCCTTTGAATCTTGCGTAGCTCGCTTTCCAGAACCAAATACCTGTTCTACGAGAGCGTCGTGAAACTGCTGCCCGGTCATGTTTGGTTTTGCAATGGATGGCATAAAATCTAATGCTGCTTTGCCCGCGGCTTGCTGACTCAGCGGCTTATCCCAATCCAGCATCTTGGCTATCTGCTCGTCTGGGAGGTCTACTTTGTAGAGGGAGCCCGGCAAATCTACATTAGGCAATGGTTGTTCTGATCTAAGAATTTTAACTGCTGGATTATTATTGCCGCCTGCAAAAGTTCTTGCATGAAACTCAGCCGCGGCTGCACGATCACCATTGTGCCTTGAAAGCTCAAAAGCGGCAGTTTGAACAGGA